CTTTTATCTCTTCTATACTTTTAGCACCAACAATGTCAATTAGCGTTCTACTATCCGTACCGTTTTGTGCCATCGGTTGAAGTAGAACTTGTTTGACTAACTCCATGTTTTCACGTTCTTCAAAAGAATTTACAACGAAAACATTATATTCAGTTGACATAAACTGAATAGGGTCTATATCCATCATTGCTAATTGCCCGTAACTATTAACAAGTAAACCTTGTTTACCTTTAGCAAATGCATATTTACCGTAATCAATTAAGCCATTAAGTTCTCTTTCAATAAAACGTTCAAACTGTGCAGCTAAATTTTTAGTGGAAACCGTACTTCTATAAACAGCATTTTGAGTAGTAGCTTTACCATCGCTGGCTAACTGTTCCCCATAACGTTGCCTATTGAATCCTACTCTATCCCACCACTCATTTTTAATGCTCGTCATTAATGCGAACATATCAGCCATATACTTACCCAGAGACATATCAATTTCTTTCATGGCCTGTATGGCTTGGGCAGCTTTACTGTCTTGTTCATTAAAGAATGCTATACTGAATGCATTAATGTTATACATCCATTTATCTACTGTCCATCCTTTTTCTTTAGGTATTAAACCTAGAGGAAACAATAACAACTTATCTTTATTTTTTGCTAAAGATAATTCAAAACGATAATGAAGAATGTTATAAAGAATTTGATAAGGCAATCCATCTTTAACAACAGATTGAATGTTATCTGTGTAACTATACCCTCGTTTAACTTGATTATAAGGAAGTTTACAAACACTTGTATTGTTTATCTCATTCCTTTGTACAGCACAAGGGCCATAGTAGAGGTATTCATTATGTTGAATATTTGTAACAGAAAAATCATTATTACTTTTTTCGTAATTATCAATTATTCTGTATATCTCCCAAACCTCATTTTCCCATACCCATTCTATACTTATATCTCCTTTTTCTGGCTCTAAAATGTAAGTCTCATCAACTTCCATCATTTCATTACCGAAATCAGTTTTATAAGTTAATTTTCCTCGTCTTGTTAGTGTCTTCCAAACTATATGTTCAACAACTAATGTACCATCGTACGGTACATTGTAATCAGTGCCTCTAACAGTAGCATTCCATCCTTTAGTTCTATCAATACCGTTTGATAACCCGTGCCCCCAATCATTACTTGAAGTTTTAGTTGGATTAATTCCAGCTAAATAAGTTATCTGTTCTTCTGATAGATATTCTCTAAATCTATCTATAATTGTATTAGGTGACCAAAATCGATAAGCTACACATCCTGCACAATCTTCGAGATATGGGGAACTTTCATCCCAACCAACTCCGATTATATTAGAAGGATGTATTGTTTCATATAATACATCGTCGTGATTAACAGATTTAAAAGTAGCAGGTCGTCCACACACAAGATAATCGTAAAATAATTTCTGAAGTTTATCTGAAAGATTTTGACTTCGTTTAATTCTCTCTAAAACAACTCTAGCATCTTTAGTTTTTTTTGCATTGTAATTTAAGAGTACACTAGATTCAATTTCTGCTATATTTAAATCATCTTTTGCTTTATCCCCAGTTAAACGAGCTGTAAACATATTAGTAATACGTTTGTTCACTTCATTATTAATACCTTCTTTTATCTCGTTAACACTATCTGTGTTGCTACCTACTATTATTTGATTTATCGGAGTTTCCTCTCGCTCTCCTAATAATCTATCTATAATTGGTTTAATAATATCATAGTTTCTTATCTTTGCTGGATACTTTTGGTAACTAACATTATCAGTATTAAAAGGGTTTTGAACGTACTTATAATCTGCCTCATTAATATCACCGTCTGCTATCCTATACAAAGAATCTACTTCTATTCTATTATTAAAACCAAAACCAGCGCTTGTACTAAAGAAATCCGCATTATCTTTTATCCATTTTGGTACTTTATCACCATCTTCAATTTTTAGTTTCTCATTTAGAGATAGTTTTTGAAGAGGATATATTTCATTCGTCATTGTAATACATTTTACTTTTGTCTTTAAAGTTTATTAAAAATAATCTCTGTCCCAAAAATCATCTGCACTTACATTTGTATTTGCTTCTGCATTTGCTACAAAGTTTTTATCTATTGCTTCTCTTTCTGCATACGCTCCAATAATACCAGCACTAACACAGTCAAAGTTACCGTTTATACTCCACATTAACAGTTCTCGTATTAATCTACGAGACATTAAATATTCAGCAAATACGCTAGGTTCATCAAAATCAGACCCCGACGTTACTTGCCAGCCTAACATATCTCTAAAGAGCCTTGCGCCTTCTGCTTTTCTACCTGCATTCTTAGCAATACTCATCCCAAAATTTCTACCTGTTTTTCCCGCTAACTCTTTCAAGCTAAACAAATCAGGTTCCGGCATTAAATACTTAGTAGCTTTCCAGTGTTTAAAGTCTTTAATAACATCACCACGGTCATTTTCAAAAGCAAGACCTTCAATAGTATTATATCTTTCACAAAGATACAATAATTGTTTATTATATTCTTCCGTAGTATTTGGTCTTCCTATCCATGACGCAACAATTCTGCATCCTCTGCTATGGGTAATATTGTTTATTCTTTCATATACAAAAGCGGCTCCAACAGAATCCCTCATAGTAACTTCTCCACCTTCACCGTCTTTATCCGTAGCATACGGGTCATGCCATATACCATATAATCCGCCAGGGGTTTCAAATTCTACCTTACTTCCAATGTTTCGTTGAATTACAAAAGGAGGAGCATATTCTACAATACAACCATGCATATCGTAGTTATCAGGTAATAGAGAATTTACATCGTATAATTCTGGATGAGTTTGTATTCCTAATGATTCTAATTCTTCGTTAGATGTAAATTTAACTTTACCATTTATTTTGGTATAAACCCCACACTTACCCAAATTTTTAAAATATGGGTCTCTTTCCATTCTATCTAAAGTGTCATTTAAAGTTTTAGCATAGGGACTAAATATATTATTACTTTTACGAAAGAGTGCTTTAGCTGGTTCTGTCACACGTTCAGCGTCCCATTTATCAAAGTCTTGCGGCTTACTATTATTCTTCTTTTGTTCTCTTTTTTTATTATGAATAACGCTGGCTTCTTCATAAAGAGAATTACCGTGAATATCCATACCACCACCTTCATAGTTCATTAAGTGACTATAAAAAAAACCACAAGCAGACCCTTTTTTCCCTGTATCAAACAGATTATCAAAAGGAAGACAATTAGCACTAAGAGGTTTATAAAAAAAACTAGCAAAGTCTTGATAATCCGCCTCATCAGAACCAATAGTAGCCCAAAATGTATGTTGACCTACAACATATCCACCTGTTTCAGCAGCACTAGAAGTAGCTTCATAAGTAGCGGCAAGCAAGGGGTTACTACCACTCTCTTCCCATTTAAATTTCTTAGCTTTAATACCACGTGCAACGTCTGGATTATCCTTACAAGTTAAAGCAAGAACAGAACTAAAAAAACCTTCTTTAGTCCCGTCTTTTAATTTATAACCACTAATAAGCTCTTTAGTAGTATCAGTTAGTCTTTCTTTAGCCCAGTCAGTATGTTTATTAATAAAATCAGAATACTGCTTAACCATGTAAAACAATTTGTCTTTTTTGGTTAAGTATTTTTCATCATAAGCAATAAGAACAGTGTTAGACCCAGGTACTAAATCATAAGTATTAAAAGCATCCCAACCACCTACATAACTAAAACCCTTACGACGGGCTTTAAATACAATCATATCCATACCGATACGACTAGCAAAATTATCAGCTATCCAATAATGAAAGTGTCCGTCCCAAAAATCGGGAAAGTCATAAATACTATCTGCAACTTCATTCTGTTGTAATCCCTGTAATAGATTATCTAACTTAAGTTTATTATGTGTATCTACTGCTATTTGAATATCATTATTAATAGCATCTTTAACTGTAAGATTTTTATCATCCGGGTCTTTAGTTCTATTTATTGGTCCAAAATTCAAATGACCATACATAGTTCCAGGTACCCAAATATTAATCAAATCTCTATCACTGATTCCACCGCCTTTATGAGTTGCAATAGGTAAAGTTATACCATGTATTCTACGGTATTCTTCTCTATCCCACCACTCTTTCCAAGCTCTAGCATCTTTAACAGGGTCAAGGTCATTATATCTAGCGTATTTTTTAAACTCATTAGCAGCTTTACTAATTATTTTAGTATTATAAAACTCTATCGTATCATCCCATTTATAGAGTTTATATTTACGGTAATAATCTGCAACATAAGTAAGAGATGTAGTAGGGTCATTTAGAGCGATTTCTTCTTTAAAACTTTTATCGAATACAGTAGTTAACGCCATAATTATATTATTGAATAAAATAAAAACCCCCGACATTATCAAATGCCGAGGGTGACACATAGAGCCCACTATATGTTTACTTTTTAAACAAGTTTATTAAGAACTTTATCCATCCTGGAAGTTCATAAACTATTGCAATAATTTTACTTTTTACTTGCAGAACTGTCTCTTCTTTATTTTCATCTTTAATAACAACTTCAATAATCTTACCAGAGATTTCATCAACAGTTCTGATAAATGCTTCATAGGCGGGGGTATTTGCTTTATCAGAAAACACTAAAACTTTTTTACCAACGTCAGATAGTGTTGCGGGCTTAACTTGTTTGGATATTACTGCATTCATAATTTAATTAGATTTAATTGTTTTATTTCTATGCCACTCAAATAATTTCTTAATATCTGATTTTCTATATTCAATATTATAAAATTCTGGCGGCAATTCTATCCGTTTCCCGTTAATTAATTTTGGTTCATAATCTTCATCAAGTTCTGGTCTTAAATGTACTAATACGGCACCCATAAATTGAAAATCCCAACACTCACATAAAAACCCATAACCTGATAACTGTAAAGTATAACCATTACCTTTACTCTTTTTAATATGGTTTAAAGGACTTAAAAATCTTTCATCTTTCTCAACGAATTCAGAAGTTTTTACTTTCTTAGTTCTATCTTTATTCCAATCTTTTTTATAATAACCAGAACGGAACTCTAATTTATGTTTGTTAGTCTTCCAATCAAATATGACTATTTGTTTATTTTTAACTAATAATAAATCTATTGTACCTGCTATTTTATAATAACTGTGGTAAACTCTTTTCTCAGCATAAAGCGTCCATCCGTTCTTAATATAAATCTCTAATCTCTGATAAATGGCGGGAGGTAAGTTTTTTAAATCACTATCTTCTAATTCTTTAATAATATTAATCTTTAACTTAAACCCTCTGAACTGTATATCGTGGATTTTGATTTTATCGTTATCATACACACTATTAATAGCTCCTTCAAGTTCTCCATGTCTCTCTGTCCCCCAAATACAACTCTCTTCCGTTGTATCGTCCCATTCTTTAAGAATCTGTGCATAAGAAACGCTTGTAGGCAACACATTACAATGTAATGCAGCAATACTATATTTACAATCGTTACCTCTAATCTTTACGCTTATTTGTCTATCTTTTGCAAGTTTAACTGTATAACCACTACGTTCGAGCGCTTTATACCAAGCCCAATATTCTTTATCAAATACAGGTTCAATTTGTGATAACACTTGAGTCATTGAAGTATAGACATCATGGTATTCATCAGTATAAACATGAGGACCAGCATCAAACCTTATATTTCTAACTTCGCTTCTTTTGATTTCTGTACTCATTATATATCTTTAGGTATAATGTTATAACCCGGTTTTTCTCTACTTCCATATTTTTTTGAACCGACACGTTCCACTTGTTCTTTGTATTCCTCTTTTACTTTTTGCTCTAGTTTATCTATATCAGTAACAGCTTTAGCAATGCTATTAACCATACTTAGTAAATCGTTTATATTACTTTTAATAGCGTTATTAAAAGTATTAATCTGGCTAATAATTTTTGATGCTTCTGCAGTATCATTTGTTTCTGAAACGAGTAGTGTTAATTTTTCTACATTTATTTGTAGTAATTCATTCTGAGATGTAATATTAGTTAGAAAAACACCGGCTTGTCTTAATGATTTCTTAGCAGTTATTAAAGCTGCTATACTAGGAGATAGTTTTCTTTGTATTTCTATATACTTATTAATAGCTGAAGTAACTTCTTTAGAACTGATGCTATTAGGATTAACTCCAGATTCTTTAATCGCATACTTATTTAATGTAGAATCATCATACCCAGCAAGATAATTATTGCCTGTCCAATCAGACATAAAAAAGATGTATAACAGTGTAGCACTATTATACATCTTATTATTGATAACCGCTTTAAATTCCGGTATGCCGAGTATGTAGTCATTTTCTACAATGACCTCCCCTGTTGATTTATTTATATTGAATAATCTCATAACGTTAAACTATAAAGTGACTTTCTAGTATTACCAATGGATACACAAACGCTCTTTAAAATATGAACTTCTGGTATATCTTTGTTACGTGCGTTTTTTACAAATTCCTTTGCACCCTTTACGTCAACTTCCTTGTTCATCGTCCTGATGTAATATGAAGTCCACCTGTCTAATAGGTGGTCTATATTCAGATTTGCCAAAGTTTCCATTCCAATTTGGATTGTTAATGATAGTCGTTTTCTGGTTAAAACCATTTAACGCTGCAAAGTTACTATCATTCAAATTAACTTCCAAACCATTTATCAATTTTTCTCTATCTTCTTTTTTTGCTTGTACCTTCGCTAACCTCTCATTTCTTTCTACTCGCTTTCTCTCTTTTTTATTGACAATGAACTTTCCTACATTTTCATCTTTTGCTTTACAGTCTTTAATGAGAAATGCACCCCAACGACGTAACTTAAAATTCTTATTGTTTTCAACACATTGTATGCCATATTCATACACTGCAATCTTTACTAGTGTTAAAATATCTTTATTAGTTAAATCTACTCCTGTTAGTTTTCTAGCTTTATTCCCAGCTCTCTCTGCAATATAACCTAAATCAGCATAACTTATTTGCAGTTTTTCATTAGCTACATCCATAGTTGTATTTGATTTACTATTTTTATTTGTTATTTTAAATTGTAATTCGATAGGACAAAGATGCACGTAAAAAGTGGAACTACAAAGCTGAATAAAGTGGATTTTAGACGTTTAAAAGCTGTTTGAAAATCTCAAAGGGTTTATATTTGCCATAAATATTTTGTCCTGTATATACGCATACGGGCGCACGTCCGCACATACGCATACACATACGGGCGTACATACGGGCGCACATACGTCCGGGCACGCAATAACTGTAATAACTGTAATAACTATAATAATAATATTATTATAT